GATCCAGGCGGAGCCGGTCTGATGCATCCGGCCGCGTATCGCTTCGTCGCCGCGATTGTCAGCGCCGGCCAGGTGCCGCCGGGGCCAGTCGTCGAACTCGGCGGCCGCGACGTCAACGGGTCGATCCGCGGGTTGTTCTGGTCGCCCTACGTGAGCGTCGACGTCGAGCCCGGGCCGGGCGTCGATGTCGTCGCCGATGCCGCGACCTACGTGCCGCCGGCGCCGCCGGCCTGCGTCGTCTGCTGCGAAGTGCTCGAACACGCCGTGACGGCGCCCGTCATCGTCTCGAACGCGGGCGCGATGCTCCAGCCGGGGGGCTTGCTCATCGTCACCGCGGCCGGCGCGGGCCGGGCGCCGCACTCAGCCGTCGATGGCGGCCCGCTGCGCCCCGGCGAGTACTACCGCAACGTCGAGGCGAACGACCTCCTCGGCTGGCTGGCCGGGTTCGACCACGTCCGCGTCACGACCAACCGGCCGGCTGGCGACATCTACGCGACGGCGAGGAAGCCGCGATGAAGATCCTCCTGGTGCATCCCGGCGCCTCGTGGTCGACGGCTGACGTCGAGACGGGCCTGCGCGACGGCCTGGAGGAGCACGGCGTCGAGATCGTGCGCTACCGGCTCGACGGGCGCATTGAGCGCGCGGCCAGTTGGCTGAAGGCGGCCTGGCGCAAGGCGCAGCGGCACGATGCGACGCTGCTCCGGCCGACACCGGCGGATATCTGTTATCTCGCCTCGACCGACGCGCTCGCCGTGGCGCTCCGGCACCAGGTCGACCTCGTGCTGATTGTCTCGGCGATGTTTTTTCATCCCGACGTCGTCATCCTGCTGCAGCGCGCCGGCCTGCGTGTGGCGGCGCTCTTCACGGAGTCGCCGTACGACCTCGCGAACGAAGTCCGGCTGGCGGCGCTGGTCGACCGGTGCTGGACGAACGAGCGCGCGACCGTTGGCGCGTTCCCGAACGGGTCGTACCTGCCGCACGCCTGGCATCCGCGGCACCATCGGCCCGGCCTGCAGCCCGGCGATACGGACCAGCCGGCACACGACGTCGTGTTCGTCGGGTCGGCCTTTCCGGAGCGCGTCGCGTGGCTGGAGGCCGTGGACTGGACCGGGATCGATCTCGGCCTGTACGGGCACTGGGAGGGCTTGGCGAGGCGTTCACCGCTCCGGCCATTCGTGAAGGCCGGCACGGTGCCGAACCCGGTCGCCGCGGCGCTCTACCGGCGGGCGGCGATCGGGCTCAACCTCTACCGCCAGGCGGACGGCGCCCAGTCGCTCAACCCGCGCGCCTACGAGCTCGCGGCGTGCGGCGTCTTTCACCTGAGCGACGCGCGGGCCGAAGTTCGCGAACGCTTTCGCGACCTCGTGCCGATCGTCGACAACCCTGACGAGGCCGGGCGCGTGATCCGCTACTGGCTGGCGAACCCGATCCTGCGCGCCGAGGTGGCGGCGCACCTGCCGGCGTGTGTCGCGTCGTCGACGTGGACGGCCCGCGCGGCCACTGTGCTCGCAGACTGTCGAGCCCTTCTCCAGGAGTCCGAACATGCCGAAGTACGCAGGCAAAGACGGCGTCGTCTATATGTCGACGAGCGCCTCGAACGTCGCGACCGTGATCTGTCTCAGCAAGTGGTCGCTGGATGCGAGCACTGAAAAAATTGAGACGACCTCGTTTTGCGATGCCAACCGGGTCTACATCCCCACTTTGAAGGCGACCGCCGGGACGCTGAGCGGCTTCTGGGATGCGGCCGATGACAAGCTCTTTCAGGCGGCCGACTCGGTCGACGGCTGCAAGCTGTATCTCTACCCGACCAAGAACATCCCGACCAAGTACTGGTACGGGCCGGCGTGGCTGGACTACACGATCGAGGTCGACGTGCAGGGCGCTGTCACGATGGAAGGCAGCTTCAGCGCCGCCGGGAGCTGGGGCCGGGTATGACGATCGGCGGCCAGGTCGCCGAGGTGCGCTGGGTGTATTACACCGCGGCGACCCTCGGCCGCTGGTCGCTGGAGGCCGGCGTCTTCTCCGGCACGATCGTCTCGGCCGATAGTTATCGCCTGCAGCAGCGGCCGCTGACCGTGCTCATTCCGAAACAAGGCCGGCCGTGGGAATGGCCGATCGCCGACGTCGCCATCGTCGGCAACCAACTCACCGGCCACGTCACCGTGTCCGACCAGGTGTCCGCATGAGATGTCGTTTCGTCCAACCGAAGATCGTCCGCCTGCCGCTGACCGAGGGCCAGTGGATTGACGTCAAGCGGGAGCTGTCGTACGGCGAGCAGACCGACATGTTCGCGTCGATGCGGAAACAGTTCGGCGCCGGCACGGTCCCGGTGCTCGACACGACGCTGATCGGCCGGGCGCGGATGGCGGCGTACCTGCTCGCCTGGTCATTCGTCGATGCCGAGGGCACGCCGGTGCCGGTGTCGCCGGCCGCCATCAACAACCTCGACGGCGAGACGGCGCGCGAGATCGCCGCCGCGCTGGAGGCGCACGACGAAACGATCGCCGAGGAAAAAAAACGGTTGACCGGCAGCGCCTTAGAAACGAGCTCGTGATGTGTCGCTACATGGGCGGCTGGACGCTCGCCGACCTGCGCGCCCTGGCGCCCGAGGAAGTCGCCGAACTCCTGCAGATGATCCAGGCTGATGGCCGTTAACGCCACGTTCACGGCGGACTTCTCCAACTTTCTCAAAGCCGTCGACCAGGCCGAGATCGCGCTGGTCGATTTCGGCAAGGGCGCATCGAACGTCGAGAAGTCGCTCAACCGGATGGTCGACAACTTCAGCGGCCGGAAGCTGATTCAGGAAGCGTCCCTGATGACGATCGCCGTCGAGAAAGCCGGCGGCGTCGCGACCCTCACCGCGAAAGAACTCGAACAGGTCGGCGCCAAAGCGAACGAAGCCGCCGAGAAAATGAAAAAGCTCGGCTACGAAGTGCCGAAGGGCTTGCAGGATCTGGCCGACGCGACGAAGAACGTCGAGAGCGGCGTCTCGGGCATGAGCGGCGCGGTCGCCAGCTTCGCCGGCAACCTCGGCGCGATGGCGCTGGCGAAAGCGACGCAGATGGCGATCGAGTTTGGCAAGGCCGCGTTCGTCACCGCCGACCAACTCGTCACCCTGAGCGCGCGGACGGGGATTTCCATCGAGGCGCTGCAGACCTTCCAGGCGGTCGGCGACGACACCAGCGTGTCGCTCGACACGATGGCGAACGCCGTCAACACCCTGCAGGAGCGGCTCGGTAAAGGCGACAAGGGCGCCGCGGCCGCGATCGAGGCGCTCGGCATCAACATGGCGACGTTCCTGAAGCTCGACCCGGCGCAACAGTTCATCCAGATCGCGAACGCGATCAAGGAAATCAAAGACCCGATCGAGTTTGCGCGTGTCGCGTCGGAGCTGTTCGGCAAGAACTGGAAGGAGCTGGCGCCCGCGCTGAAGCAAGGGTTCGACGAGGCGGCGCTCGCCTCGCAGGGGATGGGCGCGACCACGGCGCGCGTGCTCGACGAGGCGGCCGACAACTGGAACGCCCACACCCGCTGGCTGAAAGGGCAGTGGGCGGAAGCGATGGCCGACATCGTCACCGGCACGACCAGTGCCTTTCGGGCCGCGGCCGATGAACACACCAAGTTCGTCAACAAGGTTGTCGCCGCCGCGCCGAAATTGAACGTGGCGGCGGCGCTGGCGCCGCCAGGACTGCCGGCCGACATCGACGCGATTACGAAAAAGTTCGACGAGCAGGCGAAGCAGATCATGGAGAAGAACTCGCCGGCCATGCTCGCGTTCAAGGCGGGCATGGATGCGATCAGCCTCGCCGGCACCGGCTGGGTCACCGTGCTCGACACCATCGACGGCAAGGTGGTCGAGGCGATCAAGTACTACCTGGAGGCGGGCGTTTCGCAGACCGCGCTGGCCGCGGCGTACGGGCTGACGGCGACGCAGATCGCGGCGGTCGACGCCGCGCGCAAAAACGAACTGGCGGGCGCGGGCGCGGAGGAGTCGATGCGACAGCGACGCCTCGAACTGACGAAGCTGCAGACGCAGGCGACCAACGACGCGGTCATCGCGAAACTCAAAGAGAACCAAGCGAACGACGACTTTCTGAAAACCGAACTCGAAGCCGCGCAGGCGGAGGACGCCGCGACGGCGGCCTTTTGGAAAGCGCGCGAGGCGAAAGAGAAAAACACCGAGTCGACCGACAAGCTCACCAAAGCGACCGGCGTCTACATGAACCAGCTCCACATGCTGGTCGACGACCCGAAGCTCGCCGCGTTTTTCGGCAACACCGCGCAAGGGTCGGTCGCGAATACGCTGTACGGCGGCGGCGCGAACGGGATGACACCGGAAATGGCCGCGGCGATCGCGGCGGGGCAGTTCATCAACACCGCGGGCGTCGGGATGCCGCACCGCGCCGCGGGCGGGCCGGTCACCGCCGGGCAGCCGTACCTCGTCGGCGAGAAAGGCCCGGAGCTGTTCGTCCCCGGGAAGAGCGGCTCGATCGCGACCGGCGGCGGCGGCGTCACCAATACGTTCTACGTCAACGGCACCGCGCAGGAAACCGCGCGAGCGATTGCCGACATCCTCACGCGGCAGATCATGCAAGGCCGGAAGCTCTCGGGCAGCTGATGCCGTACCAACCGGCGATCCTCGGCACCGCGCGTCTCAACAACTTCCGGCTGAACTATGTCGGCGGGTTGCTGCAACGCATTCGCGACTGGCGCGTCCTGGTGTATCTCGATGGCGAGCTGGTGCGGTGCCGGGTGCGGCGCGGCAGTCTGACGATTCACGACGTGCTCAACGATGCGCCCAATACCTGCAGCTTCGCGCTCGACGGCCTGCCGGCGCCGGAGCCGGGGATGCAAGTTCGGATCACCATCAACAGCAATACGCCCCAACTGCTGTTCAATGGCGCGCTCGAAACGACCGCGACGACCTACGAAGGGAAGCCGTCGCAGGTCGTCTACGGTTGCACCGCGCAGGATGACTCGATGCGCGCCGACCATCGGCGGCCGTTCGGCTACTACCAGAACGTCTCGGCGACTGACGTCGCGCAGGATCTCGTCGCGCGGTTCGCGCCCGGCCTGACCGCGGTGAACGTCCAGGCGGCGCTACCGCCAGTGACCGTGGCATTTGACGGCACCGAAGGGTTCAACGGGTGCTTGCGCGCCATCACGAAGATCATCGGCGGGTACTTCTACTGGGAGGACGGCGACCTCCACTTGTTTCTGGAGGAGACATCGAGCGCGCCCGACCCGCTGACGAATACGACGTGCTCGCTGGTGCTCGACCCGCCGGTCGCGTCAACCAGCGACGAGTCGCAACTGCGGACGCGCGTGTACGGCCGCGGCTAC